TGATTGTCATTGAATCTGCTGTCGCATTACCAGAAACCGTCACAGCTCCAGTGATCACACTATCAGCTGTCAAGGTTGTCAATGTAGTATCCGCGACAGTAACCGAGACGGTCAGGGTGTCAACAGTAATATTCCCAGTTTCAGAGAATACAGCTCCATTGATAGAGATATCTGAATAGGTCGAATCACCTTTTAACAGGTTATAGACGTTCGCAATCTCTTTCCCGTTTATGATGTTCCCCTGGCGCTCAGAGGGTTTTGTGAGTGTCCCTGTTGAGAAAGCGAAACCCGCAAAGACAACCAGGATCAGCATAATTGAAAATAATCGTTTCATGATATTTGTTCCTTATTCATGAAGAGGGTTCACTTCCCTCCGTTAAGATTGAGAATTATTCCGCGGTCGTTGTGGTTGTGAACAGATCGCCGATACCACCCTCAGCGTCGACTGTAATCAATGCCTTAATCGTTGTCTGCATGGTTCCAACATTTGCCGTCATATGCTCGGGGGTGAATGTGATAATATCGTTCGCGGATTTATCGAGCTGGGTGATCACTAGAGGCTCATTCACTTTAGCGAGTAACAGGTCGATGGCAGTCTCAAGGACTTCATCATATGTTATCTCGACGGTTAGCTTGTAGCCTGTGATCGAATTAGCTTCTCGACCGTCTGAGCGCTCGCGTGATGCTTCCTTCGTCTCAATTGTAAAGCTGACGAAAGATTCATTGACAGGGGTGACTGTGATCGGAACTGTTCCGAAACCGAAACTCATTGGTCCACGAATTTCTTTGGTTTTATCTTGTGCCATTTAAGACCTCCTGGTCCTTGATGTGTTTAATAGAATGTTAGCCATGAAGTATTGACCGATTGGGTCATCTACCTCACCACTGACGAACTCGAATTTCAGTGATATATCCCTCAGAATTTGCTCAAGCTCTGCAATCCTGTCTATGTAGTTTTGCCGAGTTTGGCAAAGCATGGAGATATCAAGTCGGATTTCGTCAAAAAGGGAATCAGACATATGAGCTGAAACGAGTTGATCCTGGTCAGGAAAAGAACTAACGAGAACAGTATAATGTCGATCTCCGTGAGAGTTTGGTGATTGATCTTCGAGAGCGAGAAACGCTGACGGTAGATAGGGGGTGCTCTGAGCTGACATAACGGCGTCGATCTTCGTGACGGCGTCTGAATATTCACTCAACGGATCGCCCTTCCCTGTCCGACCCGAACCTCAGCCCCAGTCGTCAAGGTGATTATTGCCTGTCTGATATTCTCCTGATATCGTTCATTTGCTTTCTCAGACCTAAGTTGCCAAGTGTCTCCCTCATTCTTTATCAGTCCGAAAAACATGACTTCGAGAGCTTTGTAAATAATAGCATATTTCAGCGCTTCGTCGTCGTCGGCGATGTCGTCTGGATCTAGACCTGACTGAGTGAGGCTGTTCTTGACCTGACGATCAGCTTCCTCTCTGATTTTCTCCCAGTCAGTTTCTCCAGGCCATAAAACTTCATCGAGACCCCCGAGCAATCCAGAGGTCTCTTTGAGTTCTTGATCAGTTATGACTATCGATAGAGCCATGACTATTTTTCAACATCAGCTAGTTTTGATTCTTTCTTGACCTGCTCCTTTTTAGGGGCTGGTTTTGATTTCTTCTTAGCAGCTGGTTTTGCGAGCTCAATCTCAAGCTCTTTCAGAGCGCCGAAATTCATCCCGAGCAACTGATCCCGTGTGAATTTTTTGGGATAAGCTTTGAGAATCCGATCAGCTAAGTTTTTCTTTGCATACAACATGATTCACCTCCTCGGTGATAATTAAATATCGACCTTAGTTAGTGATCAGTTTAACACAACCGATTTCTTTCTCTGAATATTTCTTCAGAGTCCAGTTTGCAGAATCGGCAAGTTGTGCATCAGTTGGCAAGACGATTGTGGAATCAAAACCCATTCCCGCTAAATGTGCCATATAATGCACAGTTCCAGCGATGTAGTCAGTTCCTCCACCCTCAAGGATATCACGATCAAACTCGACGTTCAGCTCTTCCTGAGTGTCGAACAATAGAGCGCCATTCCTGACGATGTATGTTGCATAAAGATCATTGTCCTGAGTTTCGTCAACTGGAAGTCGATCAGATACAACGACTCGTTTTGTTCCATAAAAAGCGATTCGTTTTGTCCCTTCAGACGGCATCTCAAAATCAATCAAATCAGCCTGACGAGCATCATTATATACCTTTGAATGCATGATGATCAGATCGAGGTCGTCCTGTTGATCTCCGAGCAGACCTTCAGCCGTGATGACAGCTGAACCTGTGAATAATACAAGAGCACCTGAATTGGAGCCAACAGTTGAGACGTTCGCTGAGGGGGTTGCACCGACAACGACATTGACAAAACTCGTGTCAATGGCTTTTGCGCTCTTATCAGCGAAGCGAGTCGCGAGGTCAGAGTTGAGGTCTCGTAATAAAACCAGTTTAGCGATGTCACCGTTTCCGACAGCCTGTCCACGTCTACAAACGACGCCGAGTTCAGCCTGTTCACCAAGAGCAACAGGAGTCAGAGAGGTCGACTCAGTAAGAGCCTCCATCGAGGTCCCGTCCTCCTTAATGTATGTCATCGTGAGGTGAGTTCCACCTTTGTCGATGTCGGTCTGAACATTCTGGACCGCTGAGGTCCCTAAAAAGGCAGAATTTACAGCGAGCCGTTCAAGAGCGAGAGCTTGAATCACCTGTGGATTGACGATATCAGCAATTTTCGTTTTTGCCATGAGTTAAATCTCCATTGTCACAATGAGTGACACGTTTATGAAATTAGAATTAGCGTTTTTTTCCTGGTTTTAATTCTTCAAACTGTTGCGGGTGTTCTCGCTGGAATTTGTCCATCAGTATCGGATCAGCGACCAACTTTTCCCAGGTCACATCTTCATGACCTCCAGCGGGACCGCCTCCACCACCTTTTCCGTCAGCTTTGATAAAACCATTTGCGACCCACTCGTCGAACTTCGCGATATTCGAAGCGATGATCTCGGGGGTGTCGCCGTCCTGAAAGGATTTCGAGTGTTCTGGGGTGAGCTTGACTTTTAAACCAGCCCATTTTCCAGCGTCAACCGCTTGATATTTAGCGACGACAGCTTCCAGAGCTTCACGTTTGACCTTTTCCTCACCGTATAATTTCTCAAACTCACCGCGTTTTCTCTTCTCTTCAGTTTCCTCGTCCTCGAGTTTTTTCTGAAGCTTTTCAGCCTTTTCGCGAGCCTCTGAAGCCTTGCGTTGGTGGGTCTTGTTTTCGGCAAATATACGGTTAAAAGCTTCTTGATCGAGAGGACCTTTATAATCTTCGTCCTTTGGTTCTGGAGCTTTTTCTTTTTCCAGAAGTTTTTCGAGTTCAGCTTTTTCCTCGGTTGTTAAATCTTCAACCTTTTTCTCGTTGAGTTTAGAGAGCTGAGATTGCTCTTCAGTTGTCAATTTCATGACGATCCTTTTCTGTTAATACATAACATGGGTTAAATATGGGGTGAGGAGTCCCTTGTTTTTACCTCATTATTGCGAGGGAATGAATTATTTGTAATTCTTCACTGCCTCCTTTGCAAGTATATTTCCAGCGACAAGGATCTCGGGTTTGGTCATCTTGAACCAGGGACGGAGCTGGTTTGTGTAAAATGCTTTTTTGAGCTGTGACGCGGGGACTGTGAGCTCTCCTGTCCTGTTTGTAGCAAATACCCTGATTGACCCGAGCATGAATCCCGAGAAGCTGTGGTCCACCTGAGAGACGTTCCGACCGTGGATCCTCCGATATTGTTTATATCCTCCGTCCAGGTAGACGAATCTTGCTTTCGAGTCTCCCTTTTTCATTCCCCCCTTTCGACGCCCCCCTTTGAGCTTTGAGCGTGAGAGCTTCCTGAGCTGAGGTGTATCGATAGGGACGAGAGCTGGAGCTGTTGAATAACCCTTTTTGTGTTTCTGCTCTCGGGGGTTGTTCTCTGGACCATAGACTCCCTTTCCCCTGAGAGTCCTGAGCCTGATCTTCCTCTGAGCGTCAATCATGATCTTTTTCATGGCCTTTGAGCTGACTTTGAACCCAGCGAAGAGCTGAGTCCCCCCGACAGGTTTTGCTTTAACGACCATCAAGCGACCATAGGAAGAGGAGGACGGTTTGAGTCGGGCATAGGCATGATTAGACCATTCAAATTGATCTCTGAGGCCATAGCTTTCGTGATCAACTGCCATAAATGACGACAGTTCCAGCCTCCCTGAAATTGGAGGACGGGGAGACCTTGACCGTTATCGAGTTTCTTGATCTCTTCCAGGGTGAATGATTTGTTCACATGCCTTCGGCAAAATTTCCGTGTAACTGCGTCATTTGGTCCCAGATAGAGATAATTACCGAGTCCAGCTTCTTGTCCGAGCCTATTCGTGACAAAGCGATCATATCCCATGAGAGCCGTCTGTGCATAGGTTTTCGTATGATTCTTGAGCTGACCGCCCTTTTTGTCCTCACCGACGATCACCTTCCCGAGAGCGTCGATAGTTGCCCCCAGTCCAGCGCTTGACAGGGTTGAGTTATAAATAACCGTTTGGAGCTGCCTCATTGCCCTGTCACCGATAGCCTCGAACTCAGAGAGATAATTCCCCTGAAGGTTCTGGAGCTCTTGAGGGTTGAGCGCAGCGGGATTGAGATCTATACCGATCCCCTTTGATATTGATACAATCGTGTCAATCTGATCCTCGAACCCGACAACATAGTCAGCTATCAAATCCTTATATCCCGACTGTGTGAGTGATCTCCTGAGCGCTGAAAGAGACTTTGAGGCGAATGCGATATTGTCAGCATTAGAAATGATATTCCCAGACGAATCGACTTCAAGGTTGTTCAGTATGGAGAGGGTTCTCCTCATGAGATCCTCTTGAATCTTGATGACATTCCTCTCGAAAGCATCAACCGTTCGATCATCAGCTTTGAACTTTTTGTCGATCAGACCAGGGAGGGGCCTCAGAGCGTCATAAATGTCCTGATTGACTGCCATTATTCAGAATTCTCCTCGGAGACTTCAACCTCAGACCTCTCGAGTCGGGTGTTACAATTTCTACAAATATAGTGATCGACCTCCTGAGTGATACCATTTTTCACAGGGTAAACGACATGAGCCGTCTGACGGGGAGGGGGGTTCCCATACCTGGAGAGCGTCGTTCCACAGTCAGGGCAGACCTTACAAGTCGGG